GCTTTAGAGGATCTGGCGTGAAGTCAATTCCTATGGACTCTATGGATGTATTCGATGAGTATATGGAAGTTGTAGATAAACGTATAGAACAGGAGAAAAAAGATGGCGTGCATGACGCATAGCTGCCCCTGTGGGCATGATTGGTTTAACAATAACGGTGGTGGTGATTGTCCTAAGTGTGGTAATGACAGGGACATTGGTCATCACTATGATGAAGAACACTTCGACGAGGATACAGACGATGACGAATAGCAAACAGAAAGGGAAGCGTGGCGAATTGGAACTAGTAAAAATGCTCAAGAAACTGTTTCCAGGACCTAACTGGAGACGATCACAACAGTACTGCGGTATGGATGATGGGGAACCAGATGTAGTCGGGGTACACTCACTGCACATCGAATGTAAACGTGTGGAGTCAGGAACTAAGACACTGTACAAATGGGTCGATCAGGCAGAACGTGATGCTGAAAATGGACAGATACCAGTCGTCATGCACAGGGCTAGTCTGCAACCATGGCTGGTCATCGTACCACTGGACAGACTTAAAGACCTCGTAATAGAGGTGGATACACTACTGAGTAAGGATATACCAGAGAGCAGTGCCAGCAGTAGTGATTAACGCACCTATAGCAGTGCGAGAAGCCCACTGAGACGTGTCCTTAGCGTCTTGGAGATCATTTTCCACTACTGACACCCTTACGTCTAAGGACGGCTTACCGTTGCCCCTGTAGAGTCTAGAGATAGGCTCTATCTTAGTGAGCACTTGCTCTACTTTTATCTCAATACGGGACATGTCTTTACGTAGGTCATCTATTTCAGTCACTGTCTTTTCCTATCGGTGTCTGGGTCTTACGGTGTGATCCCATTAAGAAGGCACTGATGCCACCACCAACGGTAATAATAAACTCGTTACCGATTAGCGGGTTCTCTCCTCCCACCGTGTCGTTGATGACAGTGGCGAGTACAGTGAGTACAGCTATGATACACGCTGTTAGTGTATCCTTCGTCTTAATGGCTGCGAAAATCTCTTTTATCTTGTTCATGCTATTCTCCTAAAAATGGGATGAAACTCTTGGCTTTTTCCATTATACCTAGACCACCACCAGAGGACATAATAAAGTAGATGGCAATCCCAAATCCTAAAAGGAAAACCAACCACTTACGCTTCTGTGCCTTAGCCGTAGCTAACTGTGCCTTAGCCAGGATGAGGTCTACCTTACCAGATTTCTTGGTCGCCTTAGCCTCTGCCCTGACTTCTCGCTTAGGTGCCATGTCTGGGTCAACCGATGCGTTTCTACGCTTGCTCATCTCCTGATACCTCCTGAAGCACTTCTGTACCTCTTAATAGCCTTCTTCATGTCTTCCCATGCCTGTAGTTCTTCTTCTAGGTTTTGCGTAGGGTCACCAGTCTGTTTAGGCTTATCGGGTGTCTTGAGAACATTTGCTCTAGCCATACTGCGTATCCTACGCTTCAGGGCATTCTCGTTGATGTCGAAATTACCCTTATCCTTCCAGTGGTTCTTCACCTCAGTACGTGCCCTAGTTAAAATGCTACGGGTTAATTTCAATGTCAATGCGTCAGGGGTTCTGGCGTGATTACTGGGTATCATCTCCATCACTAGGTCTTTGGCTAGTGTCCCCGATACACGTTTGAAGTCACTAAACTGTTTACTGTCTAGCTTTCGTGTAGTCCCCATCTCCCCTGTGTACTCGTTACTAGGATCAGCAGGGTATGCCTTCTTCTCATTGTTCTGATTCCAATTAACAAAGACACGATCCCCCTTGAACAACTTAGCACTCGCTACCTTAGCACCCGTCCAGTGTGTAATGTTCTTAGCCTTACGACCCCATACGTCATAGATCGGGTCAGTTGCTTTTATTTCTGTTCGCTTCCCCACCTCTTCTAAAAATCCTTCAGATGGATTGTATCCCACATAGTCCTGACCAGAGGCCACCCCAAATGGCAGACCAGCACGCTCCTCTTGTTGGTATATGTTGGGTATGTTTGACCCTGTGAAGTTGATTGCCCATTTTCGGAAACCACCTTCTTCAGTTAGTGCTCTACCAACATCACGGAAACCCTGACCAAAGGTCTTACCAGATATTTGCTTACCACTACTTATTCCAATTTCCTGAAGTACTTCAGTCTTACTCTTACCCTTCTTGAAGGCAGATATTGCATCGGTTAGTATGGCTATGGGAGTAGCAATAGGATCAGCCTTGTCAAATGACCACCACTCACCAAACATTTTAACGGACGTTGGCGGGGCTACACCCTCAGTATAACGATGCTGTCTCTCCTGTGGGTTGTAGTCTAACATTGCACCAGTGATGGTTGTCTTCTCTTCGTCACCATCAATCATAGATGCAATAAATAGTGCTAACATGGTGAATAGTATTTGACCCGCTACCTCTTCCGAGTTTGCTACATCTTCAAATGCAGGTTTACCATGGTACTTATTCTGCATGATCTTCACCATCATAGGAATCTGAGCAAACCCTGGCATTCTCGCAAAACCCTCTGCCGGTAGGTTAATCATTGCCTTATGGAATGGGAAGATCGTGTTGTCTAAAACAGGTCCTAGTCCTGGCACGTCCTTAGCTGCCTGAACCGCCTTGAATATACCACTACGGATACTGCCCTCTTTACCCTTGCCTTGGAATACCTGTTCGGTAGCCTCACCCATAGCAGCCTGCCAAGCGATGGAGGTCTTATCTATAATAAGTTCCTCTACTCGTGAATCATATTGCTTACTATCTTTCTTGAGTCCCTCGTGTCGGGCTATACGCTGTGCATAAGCATATACTAACGTGTGAGAGATGATGCTGTTCATAAACTGGTCAGTGGCAGCAATGGGTCCATAACCAATGACTCGAACCAAGGCACCAAGCGGGCCTGGTATAGATTTCTTTGGTGCCCAGTCTCTATCTTCTAATCCTTTACCCGCAGGGTCGAATTGTGTATCCTCCTGTATGGTGCGTCGTTGCTTAGTTCTCGCTAAGTTGAGCACAGAGTTCATGCCATAACCAAGTCCAGCAATAGCACCTTTCACTGATCCTGCGGCCATCTTCTTTGTCACTCCCCAGTAATCTCTCACCAGCAGACCCTTAACATCCTTAACGTCCTTGCCTTTTATCATGGCAATAGTACTGTTGAGGATAGCGGATATAGGTGACTCAAGAGCATTTCGATATGTAGACCAAGCCAATGGAGATGCTAAGTTGATAATACCCGTTGATAGACCACTGAGCATTGCACCTTTGTGGTACTCAGTGTACATGGCTATGATAGCCCAGCCTTTGTCTTTATTATTTGATGTCATTACCAACTTAGGCAGTATCTTTTCAAAGGCATCAGCATCCCTTACCAATTCTCGAATGCCTTTAAGATCAAAGGTGTATCCCGCAGACTCGACCAGTTCCTTTATTCGCTTCAGACGTGCCTTCTCTGCGATGTAGGCTTTACGTGCCTTATCACTCATCTGCCATACTAAACTGTCTTTAGGAGCGTACACACGGTTTTTGAGGCGACGTGGTGTAGTTCCCTTGCCTTTACCCTTGCCCGTGGTGGTAGTGGTAGTAGGTTTAGTGCCTGTATCCTGCTGACCCGGTTGCTTTCGTCGAGGTCCAGGGTATGCTGGAGGCTTCTTAGTGCCGGTGCTCGGTGTAGTACCTGTACCCGTACCTGTTCCCGTACCTGTTCCCGCACCTGTTCCCGTACCTGTACCCGTACCTGTACCTGTACCTGTACCTGTACCTGTACCTGTACCTGTACCTGTACCTGTACCCTCCCCTGTTCCTGCAACCCACGGACCACCAATGTCCTGAGTGCCTGTTTCCAGACCAGCATTCTCTAGGTCAAAGTCATCTCTTGCTGACTGTCTACCCTTTTCTCTTTCCTCCTTGCCTTCTTTGTCAAACCTGTCTGTATAGCTCTCTACAGGGTCGTCATCTAATATTTTAGCAATGACGTTAAACCGTCTACGTGGGGCTGACTTCTCATTGTTCGCATCACGAGATAAACTGAATCCCATTGAAAGGCCAAGATTACTACGACCCTTAGCGTACATGCGACCCACATCCATGATCGCTCGTTGTATCTGTGATAAGTCACCTAAACGAAGTTCGATATTAAGTTGACGTAACCACTCATTCTCCCAGACACTCGGAGCATACAAGGGGTCTTTATCGAACTTCTCAATCATCTCATTTATGAACTCCTCATCAGCCTGTGGCTCTTTACGTCTTTCAGCTAGTTCCTCTACGATACTCTCTACAGTACGTGTGTCCTTATCCTTGTCGTGAGTGTCCCGTAGCTCAGTTAGCTCGTCCTCAAATTCCTGCCACTCCTCTGGATTGTCTAGCTTGTTCCATGGGTTAGCAGCACGACCACGTGGCTCACCAAAGGCATCTCCACGTTTCTGGCGTGGTGTACGCTCTTTAGGTGCATCAGGGTCTATGTCAGACTCTGCCATTGCAAATATAGTTGGACCATCTTCAGCTTGGATGCCCTCGTAACTACTCGATGCTTCTGTGGGAACATCATGACCAGCATTCAATGCCCGCTGGACTATCTCTTTATGTGGATCGGCTTTATGACCAATGAACTCCTGAAGTCCTATGATGCTCTCACCACCTGATGTCCCATGGTCTTCGACACGGATTTTACCGTAACCATTATCCCTAGCCCACTTAATTAACATAGGACTGTATTCGTGCTGATAACTAAGTGTTCCTAGTACATTTTCAAGTTTACTAGGGAAGTTATCTGGACGCTTCTTACCTTCTCTAAGGTCCAATGTTCGACCATAGACCTTGGTTTCAATTACACGAGGCTTATTCCCAGAAGGGTACAGGAGGATACTGACCCCTTCTTCCCACCACCAGAAATCTTTTATATCATCGGGGTCCTTCGCATCTACCAGTTCACCATCTTCATTCATGTACTTCAGATCAAGGTTTTTAGCCTTCATTGCTTTACGGATAGCTGCTTTATATGCAGTTAGAACATCTCCGCCCTGCTCTTCGTTGTCCCATTGTGTCTGGCCATATACTCTTTCTTCATACATAATAACCTCAGCCAAATTCACCTCGATCATTCCACCTGTTTCATGAGCAAAGGTTTCTGCCACACGCTTATTATCAGTGAAGTAGAACCGGCTTAGATTTCCTTCGGTGCCAGTCTGTTTAGACTTGAAATCCGAAAGTTCTTTTTGTGAACCACCAGTTCTAGTCTTAGCCTTCTCCCAGTCAAACTCATCAAACAAGCGACTAGTGCCGTGATATAAAACCTCACCAGTCTCTTCAAACTCCTCACGAGTCATTTGGTAATAAGGTAATGCTTTTCTCTTTTTAGCTAACCCCTTGGCTTTCCTCTCAGCGTCTGCCTTATCATTGGCTTCCTTCGTCATCTTGTCGTAGTGCCTACCGGCAACATCGTACTGTTTCTCGTCCAATAATATTTCAAAGACCAACGCATCCATATAATCAGGGTCGCCAAATTTAGCGTCAGAGTGACGAAGAGTACGAGGTTTTACAGGGTCTATGTCAGACTCTGCCATAGCCATCGGTGCGTCACGAGCAGCTAACGTACCCTCACTGAACACACCTGACGTGCGATCCTGAAAGAATCCCTTAGAGAATAATAGATTCTGTACTGCCTCGTACTTTAACTTTACTACGCCCTTTGTCAGATGATGTAATGTCTTATTAACCCAGTCAGTAATCTTCTGGATGATGTCCGGCTTAACCCATGACTGACCTTTCCTCGCTATGTCCTCCGACTGTTGGCGTACACTCTTTTTAGGGTCACTATACTTTGACACCAAGGCATCCCACTCAGGTTTAGACCACAGACCACCAAGGTGTGAGTAGTGAATCACCTCATGCTGCAATGTTTCTAATTGGTCAGTGTTAGCCCTGTGCCAATCAGAGTTAGCAATACGTATCGTAGCGAGCACATCAAATGTAGCTTCTTTATCTAGGTCAGCTTCACTAGGCTTTTCTATACTAGCAACGTCACCTCGACCTGCTCGATGGGCTTCAATATAGGATTCTAAGGTAGGGTGCACTTCCTCGAAACTTAGCTTCCTACCAGACTTAGTAATACGATAGTCCTTTATGCCCAAACGGTCATTGTACATAGACTCTAATACACGATCCGAATGATAGATACTCTCCTGACCAGTGATGCGAATCGGGCCATTTTTAAGATTGATGTAGTAGTCACCATCCTTTTCTTGAACATTCATACCAGGGAATCGTGACATTACGTCAACACGACTAAACCCTAGTGCAGTGGCTACATCCTTCTTGTCCTGTTCTATGTCGATTACATGGTCAGGTATCTGCTCTGCTTCTCGTTCTGCTATCTCTTGTTCAGGAACGTCTGGGTGGTGCTGCTCGGCTACAGGGGCAGGTTGCTGAATGACAGGAGGTGCTTCTACAGGGGCAGGCTGTGTCGCTGCTTGTTCACGTCGCTTTAACTCTGATTGGATAGCGTTTATGGCTTTCAAAGCAAATAGCGGTGCGCCTTCTCTGTCCCATACATCCATTGTTTCTTCAAGACTCTTTTTTCGTTTCTCAAGAATTATTTCCAAGTCTGCCGTTGGTATGGTAGATATTTTCGGAGTACCTTCTATTCCCTGAAATTCATAGTCAGGACTGGTAATATCTACCATTGATAATGGATTAGAACCGTGGCCAGCCGTGGCATCACTTATACCTTCAGTGCCATCTTCAAGGCGATAACGCACCGTTGCCCCATCTTCAGAACGGTCAGTGACTTCAATCGGCACTCGGTTTCCCTTAACGTCATAGAGGAAATCGACTCCAACCTCGCCTTCTACTTCAGCCTCCTGCTGGGGAGCCTCCTGCTGTCTAACAGGAGGGGCTTCTACAGGTGCTGTGGGTGGTGATTCTATAGCGGCAGGCTGCTGTGCTTCCTGCTCAATAACAGGTGGTGGTTCTACTGGCGTTGGTTCCGGTAAGGGTGCTTCTTCAAAAGGAATTGGGGCAAAAAATTCCTCTTTTTGTTTTGCTTCAAGGCGTGCCTGCTCATCCTCAGCCTCCCTGTCCTGTGTCCACTTACGTGCTCGTTCGTCATAAGCATCTTGCATGTCCTCCTGTTTCTTACGGTTGAGTCGATCCACGTCCTTCAGGTAACCCTCTCGCTGTGATTGACGTGGGAAGTGGTCTAGCAAAGATGTACCATCAGGTAACTTAATAGCCTCAAAGTCCCTGCGTGATGTCTTTGGTTCAGTCAAGGTCGGGTCACCGATAATCGTTTCTCCGTTAGGACCTATACTCTCGTCACCGGGGACAACTTGGGGTAATAAATCCTGAACCTCTTCGTTCATGCGCTCACTACCTTCAAGAGCCATGAGAGGGTCTTTGAAATAGTTGAGTGTAGCACCTTTATCAGGCTTTGCAGGGTCTTCGTATAACTCACCTTTAGCTGCCGCTGCCGCTTGAGCACCTAAGCCACCTTTAGTTGCAGCGTGAAGACCACCAAAGGATACAGCCTCAGTAGCCGCTGCCGTCTTAAAGTCGTCAATGCGGCTGTCCAATTCCTCTGGTTGCATCTCGGATAGACCTGTGGCGTGACCAGCTAGGTCTATTCCTATGCCCGTCATCCCCATACGTTCCCAAGCACGCTGGTCACCACCTTCACGAGCACCGGGTAGCTTACCGAATACAGCTTCATTGGCTGCTTGGAGAATTTCAGTGACTCGCTCTTCACCAATTTCACCCACTATCCCATTAAAACCAATGGCTGATTGTTTACCCGAAGGACCCAGTTTATAAATAGTAGCTTTTTTAACTTCGTCGAACCACTTAGAATCACTTTCAGCCCAAGGTGTACCCTCAAACACTGTCTTACCACCCCTAGAGACAGATGCACCACCCTGTGACGCAGGACGCAGTAGGTTCTTAGCACCCCTGTATCCTCCCATTATAGTCTTTCCAGTCCACCTCTCAACACCGTACTCAATCATCTTATTGGTTACAGAACGTAGCAGGGAGTTAGCTAGGTGCTCTTTTTCAGTATCCTTAAATCCCGCAATCTTATGTGTCTCAGGATCGACATCAAATCGTATGTCACGCTGGGGTATTGCATCAGCAGCCGTACTCCCTACATCGACCACACCTGCGTACACACCCGCCTCAGCTGCCTTGGGGAGTACATTCTTAGCAGCCTTGAATGCCATGTTAGCCATCAAGGATTTGAACTTCTTCTCGCCTAGCTTCTTTGCCATTGCCGTAAGGCCCTTCATCCCAAATGATTTTATCCCTATACCAGCACCACGAGTGATATACATATCAGCTATGAACGCAGGCATATGAGCAGCACCACGGAGAACCTTTGTCGCACGAGGGTCTTTTTCCTTCATCTCCTCAAGTACTATGTCGTTAGCAAACTTGAAATAGTCTACTGGTGTAGCCTTGTCTTCATAGATGCGATCTATGGCACCGAAACTACTCCATGCCTCCATAAACTCCGGTACGCCAAAGCCAAGGGGCAATCGGGTTACTAATCCCTTCATTACATCTGTAGAACGCATACCAACCCTGAAGTCATTATCAGTCTCGGCTTTTTCACGTATCCACTCTATAGCACCCTGTAACTTCTCACCATTGTTGTAGTCCTTGCGATGCCAAGGGAGAGGCTCTGACCTAGGTGCAGATGCTTCTAACTCTAATTGATGTTGTTCTTCTGTCCACTCAGACTTGGGTCTATGGTTACCTGAGTTACTTACCTGCTCTGTATAGCCTTGATTAATGAACTGGGATCGTCGCATCGTGTCAACGGGAATCCCCTCCCCAAGACTCATGTCATCAGGATGTAATGCCTTCCATGATCCATGGGGAGGACGTAAACCTGATTCCCATAACTCGGTACGTTTCTGAGGAGTCAGGTGAGCAAAAGACTTATCACCATAGGTAATAGGCGTAGTGTCTTTGAACTTATAGAATCGGGCAGTGTTAGCAGCGTCACTAATATCTGTCCAAGAATACGTTTCCGGCACGACTTACTCCTAAAATTCTTTAACCATTGGTGGTACACCAGGTGCTGGAATCATCATATCTCCAACTTTGGCGAGGTGTGCCTTTTCAGGTGGCCATGGATTGCTTGGATTTCCCATTGCTTGTGCGGGGCCAGCAGCAGGGGCTTGAGGGGCTATTGGGGCAGCAGGTGCTCCACCTGAGAAACCTCCACCACCAAGTCCAGGCATTCCAGCACCTGACTGTCCTCCACCCCCTATTTCATTAATACCTCTTTCCTGCAAACGACCACGTACTTCTTCTACCTTGTTAGGTGGTACCATCCAGAGATCACCCGACTCTAAACGCATAGGGACATAGCCTTTGTCAATGAATGATTGTGCTTCAGCAGGAGTACCTTGACCTAACTTAATGGGTCTGTCTTCAGGAGTAAAATCATGCGGCTCAGGAGGAGGTCTGAGAGACTCTATGTCACTAGGTATCTCTATAAAGGGACGGTTGCTATGCCATTCATGCGGCATCGTATCAAAAGATTCACCTTCATCCTGAACCCTCTCCCGTCTCAATTCCTCTTGCTGTCTATAGTGGTCATCCCTAGCTTTCTTATCAGCATCCGCTTCTTTCTGAGCCGCTTCAGCAGCGTCTTGTTCTAACTTGACATTAGGATCATCTACTACCCTTGTCGTCAGTTTGTTACTGTACGGGTCAGCTTGAGTGATAATCATCTGACCATCACGACGTGAAATCTTTACACTATCATGCTGCCAATCGGCTTGATTTATCTTATCTTCTACCCATTGCTCTTGACCCTGATCGTCGGTTATCTGTGTTCGCCTCACAAGATTAGGCTCATATTCCCAAATACCTTCAGCATTACGTGTACGCAAATGAGTGTAATTAACGCCATCATCAGCGATGCCATACTCCTCACTGTATCCCGGTTCCTTCTCACGACCAATCCGGTAAAGAGGGTTATCCGCTAAACCAACAATCTGCTGGTCTAATTCGTCCAGCTTGCCCTGTAACTGATCCGGTGGAATACGATCATCATTTTCCATCCCAACACGACGCTGGAATAAACTCAACTGCTCCTGCTTGCCAGCACTGTTTAGGATATTGTCGTAGTCGGATACAGTCTGGTTCCAACGAATACGGTTAAGGTCACGTTTAGATGCTAATCCATGTGCCAACTGAGCCGAGTCTATCGCATTCTGACCATACTGCTTGGAGAGATTAAGACTATGGGTACGAGAGTCCTCTGCAAGCTGAAGCTGTCTCTGGAACGCTTGGTCAGCATTAACCTGTCCATACTGCTGCTGCATCTGAAGACGCTGCATAGCACCCATCTGGGTCATCTTCTGACCACGCAGAGAAGCTGCGATCTGATTCTGTTGCTGCTGTGCCCGCTGACGCATCTCAGCCTGCTGCATGGCAAGACGTTCTAGTTCTGTACGCCGTTTATTGCGATACTCAAGCTGCCCTGTCTGGTAAGCGAGCTTCCCAATCGGTGCTAGGTTTGGTCCGTGTTCGACTCTAATTGGCATAAGGTGTTCCTACTTACGGTACATTTGATTGAGTGTTATATTTCGGGGCTTCTTCGCTTTAGTGGCTAACGAGTTGAGTCCAGCGGTTGCCATTCCTGGTGCAGCAGGGAGGCTCTGTGGAGCCGCTAAACTGACCACACTTTGATTAGGAGCCGTTGGTATACCACTGGCTTGGTTGCTTAGTCCAGCTAGGCCAGCAGGTGCTTGGAAACCACCACCGGTTTGTAGGCTTGGTGCAGCTTGACTGACCACGCTTTGATTCAGTGCAGGAGAACTGCCACCACCTTGCTTGGCGAAGTCCCATCGATCCCATTGATTACCAGCACCCGTATTGGGTGTAGTGCTACCGCCACCTTGGCCCGTATTACGGACGAACATGCTGGGATTGACGTAGCCACCTGTACTGGTAAGTATCTGCCCTTGGCCACCATTGGGTCCAGAATATGGATTCACCATCCCACCACCGGGTGCGCCTTTACCGACGTAATCGGAATCAAAACCGCCACCACCGCCAGCGACTATACCGCCACCTCCACCGCCACCGCCTTGGCTGGCGAAGTCCCAACCTTCCCATTGGTTACCACCGCTTTCAGCGAGTTCCTTACGCTTCCTATTCGTTGCGGCAGTAATCGCTGCCGTGTTGTCTTGGTCAAAATTCCGCCACTCCGCTTCACCTGTCCCAAAGCCACCACCGCCCGGTACTCCGGGTAACAATGGTCTTCTGCCGCCTTGGCCAGCGATGTCACGGGGATCAGCTTCTGGATGGATTACGTCTTGACTCCAAGGGCGTGGGCGTTGACCACCACCGTCTCCCCCACCACCACCGTCTCCCCCACCTCCACCGTCTCCCCCACCTCCACCGCCAGCAACGAGTCCACCTCCGCCTCCACCTCCGCCGCCACCGCCTTGGCTGGATCGGTCTAACACTCCACCCGGACCATAAATCTTATTAACGCCAGTCTGGTGAATATCCCACATACCACCTACGCCTAATCCAAGCGCACTACCATCGCCACCTACATTAGGCATGACCGGCATCATCGCTGCCATCTGCTGGGCGTTAATTGGTTCTTCGGCTGCTAGCTGTTGACCACCAACAAATCCACCGCCACCAAGACCCGGCATACCACCACGTGGGCCAATGTCTTCTGGGGTGGGTATTGGTTGATAGTCTCCCATGCCAGTACCCGGAAATCCTCTACCGGGTACTGGACTGCCCATGACACCGCCTAGACCTTGATTCCCCAATGGACCAGTACCGGGGGCCATCATCCCCATTGCTTGAGGAGCAGCTTGTCCCTTGCCCCCTAAAGACACCTTGTCTTCCATTGCGGCAAATCCAGACATGCCGTGGGGTTGAGCAGCACCTTGCATACCGCCTTCACTGCCTTGGGCAATCCCCATACCGCCCATGCCACTACCACCAGCGGCATCCGCTAGTCCGGGTAAGCCTTCATTCTGACCACCCATTAACTGAGCCTGCATGAAGTCGTTGTAGTTCCCTTGCCCCCAAGGGTTGCCCGCAGCTAGGTGATTTGCTGTCGCAGCTGCGTCACTTGCTGGGTCCAAACCACCGCGCTTGTTCTGCCTGCCAAGGTCTTGGTAATAGGTGTCATCGTCGCCCATACCACCGCCGCCAAAACCTCCGCCGCCGAATCCTTCTCCTTGACCCAAGGGAGGCAACCAAGTTTCTTCTTCAGTTCCTCCTTCTTGTCCTCCTTTAGTTCCTCCTGTATCCGTCCTTTCAATCCACCTGCCACTATCATCGAGAATCCATCCTCCTGAACCTCCAGCTCCTCCTCCAGCTCCTCCTCCAGTGCCGGTTTGCTTATCGGTTTCAGATCGAGGAATATAGCCTTCACCACCGGGCTCCCATGGCTTCGGTTCTGTGAATGGATTTGTTGGCTTATCGGTTTCAGATTGAGGAATATAGCCTTCACCACCGGGCTCCCATGGCTTCGGTTCTGTGAATGGATTTGTTGGCCTAGTTGGGTCGGACGTACCGCTGCCTTGACCACCTTGACCTGTCTGGCCTTGACCGCCTTGACCGTTACCACCGCCGGGCTGATGTTGCGTCGGTCGTGTTACTGGATTGCCGTAATCGTCATAACCGGTTTCATAGCCGGGTCCAGGATGACTTGGCCCACCACCACCGGGAATGCCAAAGCCACCGCCAGTACCCGGAGTAGTACCGCCACTGGAGATTTGACCGCCATACCTAGTATCGCCCCAAGGGTCACCCTGTGACGGTTTATCGTCGTAGGACACATTCCCATTCGCATCTACTGTCTCGTACTTCGGCTTACCATCACCACCGATAACTTCATTTTGACCAACACTCACTGCACCCGTGGTGACATTGACGGTGACATTGCCCATGCTGCCATCCGTCTCATTTGCTCTAGTGGCAGCTGCTAGCAGGGCATCACTCCCCGCCTGCAAATTCGCTTGATACTCCTTCGCATCCGAAACACGATCCTGTAAAGCCCTGATATTTCTTTCCGCTTGCTCTCTGGCTGCCGCAGTCGCCGCTTCACTAGCGTATTTCTGTTCCTCCTGTATCTTGGCATTTAAGTCAGCAATTTCCCTTTCCTTCTTGCTATTAGCATCAGCTATTGCACCTGAATGTTTATCAAAGTCTGCTGTTCGTCGCTCCTCAGCTGTCTTGCTTTGTCGCTCTAGTCGGTCAGCCTCTCGCCCTCTTTCTTCGGCGCGGTCTTCTTCTTGTTCACGAGCATCAATACGCTTCTTAGCTTCAGCGTCACGAACGTCCTGACGTTCTTCTGCCCTATCTCTGAACTGTTGTTTCCGAGCTTCCCTCTCAGCAGCTTCACGTTCTACTCTCGCCTGCTGTCCTGCTACGGCTTGATTACGCATCCATTCATTCTGTGCAGCCATCTGTTGTTGAGCGAAGGTTGGTCCTGTTGGTCCAGTCGGCACAGCACCACCCACAGAACCAACACCGTGTCCAGCAGCACCCGCTGCCTTAACCATTTCAGCATAGGATTCCCAAGGTGGAATATCGTCGGTTCGTCGCTCCATGAAGTCCATGCGGTTCTGAGCAGTCTGTGATAGACCTAATCCAGCAGCTTCGGCAGAACCAATCTGCTGTTGACCAACTGCGGATTGAGCAGCCTGTTGTTGAGCAAGGTTACCGATTGCACCACCAGCACCCTGTCCAGCCAGTTGTCCTTCAATGCCCGTAAGCTGTCGTTGCCCAGTACCTCGTTCTCCGAGTTCCTGCCCAAGCATCGCTGCCTGTTGACTCGATCCTTGACCAATCTGACCAAACTGCCCAGCGGCTGTCTGTCCTGCTAATGCACGGTCTGCTCCGAGCAATGCACCCTGACCTGCGGCTTGTGCCGATAACCCTGCAAGACCAGTCTGTGTCCCAGCACCTGCTCCAGCCATTGCTGCCTGCTGCTGCGCACTCATTCCTGCCATTGCAGCTTGTTGTTGCGCAGCTGCCCCTTGCTGTCCAATTTGTTGCCCTGCTGCAACTCCAGCTTGACCTAGCTGCGCTCCTGCTGCCGCACCGGCTAAACCTGCTTGTTGCCCAGCGGCTGCACGCCCTTGTGCCATCCGTTCTTGAGCCGATAATCCAGCTAGTCCAGTTTGTTGTTGTGCTGCTAAATCTCTACCAATAATCCCTTGGATCGAGGCAATCTCCTGCTGCGATAACGCAATCCCAGAAGACAACTTAGCCATTGCCTGTTGTTGTTCAGCGTTGAGTCCAGCTTGGGTCATACCAGCTGCTGCACGCGCTGATTCTGCGGTTAGACCAAGCTGTGCGGCTCCTCCCTGACGTAAGGCTCCAGTTTGTTCACCGAGTGCTTGACGACCTATAGCTTGCTCTGCTGCGGAGATTCCCTGCGTACCCGCTGCCTGTTGAGCCAGTCCTGCTAGACCAATCTGTTGACCAGCAGCATCGGCTCTACCGATTGCCTGTGCTTCAGCCCCAATATCTGCTTGACCAAGACGTTCAGCACTAGCTAGACCTTGGCCACCAAGCTGCCGATCTCCCGCCAGTTCAGCACTAGTCATTTGCGCACCAGCCCCTAGACCAGCAGCTTGTAACCGATCCTGTGCGGCTTGTTCAGTGCCACTGAGACGTTCAAATGCACCAGCTTGTTGCTGTCGAACATTGGACTCAACATTCGCAATAGCTTCTTGACGATTACGTTCAATGTCAGCTTCAGCACGATCTACGGCTTGACGCACCGTAGTGTTATCCATGCCACGAGCAATCATGCTTTGCTGAATCTTCGCTATAGTCTTTTCTTTTTGTTCATCAAACTGGCGGTCAATCCTTGCAAGAGCAGCATCACCCATGTCGCCGTACATTCCAAGGCCACGCTCAGTACGACCAGCGTAACGACCTCCAGCTTCTTCCCTGCCTGCGGCGTATTCGCCTGTTACCTGTTCTCTACCAGCACTAGCGGCTCCAGTAGCACGTTCTCGTTCCTCACCGAACAGCCCAGCTTGTTCACCACGCAACGCACCCATACGGCCACCGACTTGTTCTCGGCCTGCTGCCATGCGATCCTGCTGCTCGCCAGCGAATCCTTCGTAGTCGCCGCCAAGGTCTTTGAGTCGTCCTTCTGCTCTTGCGCTCAGGTCTTTTAAAGCACTAGAAGATAGTTTGCCAATCTCACTTGATAGCTTGGCACTAAGTCCACCTGCTCGTTTCTCAGCTTCACTGTAGTCTTTTCGGACTTCTTGGCCACCACGGGCAAATCTCGACTTGGTTTCACCAATCCCTTCTTCGGCAGCTGCGGCTTGTTCGCCTTTGGCTCTTCCGAATAATTGACCTAGCTCACTTTTCGCCGCTGCCGATCCTGTCTTTTGTTGTGCTTGCTGTCCTTTGTATCCACCCAATACTTCCGCTTCAGTGCCTTTGCGTTCAGCACGACCACGATCCTCAACGCCTTTGAAATCTTCTCCAACCTTACCAGCGAGGTCTTCGTACTTTCCAGTGACTTCGTCGCCTAGACTGTCATAGCGTCCACCAGCACGATCTTCAACACCTTTGTATCCCGAACCAGCACGACCCTCAACGCCCTTGTAGTCTTCACGCGCACGATCTCCTACACCTTCAGCTTGCCTGCGTAAGTCGGCTAGATCGGCTTTGCCCCTAGCGCGTACACCTTCACGGGCTTCTTCACCAACCCCTTTAATATCACCAGTGGCTTTATCGGAAAGGTCTTGGAGTCCCTTTCGTCCCGTATCGTACTTCCTGGCCACATCCTCGATGCGTTCCTTACCACGGCCTGTGACTTCTTTGATTGCGGTATCAGCGATTTCAGCAATCTGTTCGCCAATATTGTCAGAACGTGTATCGAGGTTTGCAACTAGTTTGTCAAAACGTTCATCGATACCTGACCAGCGTTCCTTTTGATCGGCTTCTAAACTACTGTAGTGGGAGAGAATCTGCCCGTACCGCGCTTCATTGGCAGCATTCCCCTTAGCCCTTGCGTCCTCAAAGGATTTTCGTACCCAGTCAATGAGGGATTTCTGGTATTTGGGCGGTTCACGATCGGGTGCTGGTCGTTCTGCCTTACCGCCGGTTTCTGTTAGTGCCATCTTAGACTCGCCTCATAAAAGGAGTTTGATTCATTGCTGAGAGTTGCTGCATCGCTAGCCTTGGGTCGCCAATTTCCTTTTGCCCCATAGCTAACTTTGGTTGCCTGAAAGTCTTCTCAGGTTTCTTTTGAGCGTATTCATCGCCCTTGGTGATACTGGTGTTCCCACCAATGTTAGTCGTGGTATTACCACCGAAATAGTTGGTTGGCCCTGTGCCAAATGATGGTGGACGAGAACGACCTCCTCCTGTTCCATATCCACCTCCACCTGTTCCATAACCGCCCGTGAAATTGTCATTGGGTTGAGATTGGTCGTTGATGTTAGGTGTCATCGGAGAGGTCATTCCACCGCCGAATCCATTACCGGACACAGGGAAGTTCGTCGCTGAACCACCTCCACCCATTGGTGTAGTCGGCGTGTTTGGCGTCGTTGGTGTTGTCGGCGGTGTTCCAGTAGTCGGCGGTGTTCCAGTAGTTGGTGGTGTTCCTGTGGTTGGCATTCTTGGCGTGCCTGTAGTCGGTGGCATTCCTGTTGGCCCGCCTGTTGGGGGAAATGGGTCGCCTGTTGGAGGAACACCCGGTGGCTGGGGTCTAGGCGGTTTAGGAAATGGCCGTGGATTCGGTGGCGGCTTTGGAGAACCGGGGCGAGGCTGCGGTGTACCGGGACCCGGCATTGGTGTACCGGGATTATAAGGGCCACCGGGAAGAGGTAACTCCATACCACCACGAGGATAGCCGGTAGAATTGCCCCCACCACCGGGATTGTTATCCCATTCTCCACCGTATTGTTCATTTCCACCCCAAAAACCTGCCATGATATTTTCCTAACTCATCTGTGATAAAACTTCTTCGTACCAAATTCCGCCGTAATGGACACAAAGCCTTCTTGACCCATCAGATGAGTACAAGAAAACCATCTGCCCGTCATATGCACTTCCCGGTAAATCTGTCGTGTCTGTGTGTTCACTAGTAACAACTTGTATTTGTATATTTCCTTTGATCTGAACCTGATCTGGGTCAGTCAAAGCAAGTTTTGCCCCTGCTCTCCTCGCCCTCGGAGGAAACTTAGGGCCTCGATTCATCCCGCCAATGATTCCCATCAGTCACCATTGCCTTGCTCTGGGGCCATCGAAGCTATTCACTTCCACCCCAAGAAATTCGTAAGCCCAGCCTTCAGCTGCATCATCATTTCTGATCTTGATGTATATGTCGTGACCTGATGCCCGTCGTCGTTCAGCCTTGTTTCTTCCCGCTGACCACACTCCCGTGAACCGTGTAACCGCCGATGTCGCACCTTCGGCTAGTTCCGCTGTCTCAGCCGAATACACCGTGAAGTCCACGTCACTACTCCCTGTGGCCATTGCTGCCTTCATATCAGTAAGCATTAGCTTAGGGCGGTTCTTTAATTGGATAGGGCCTAGGAACACAAATGAATCAATGGCTACAGAATCGTCGCTGACACCGAATGTCGTATAATCAAACTTTCGCACATAGCCGTCTTGCCCACCAAGAAGCACTGTACGATCCGCTGCTGTGTCACCATCAAATAGGTGAACTGAAACAGGGTTGTGAGCAGCGGTAGCAAACTTATCTGGCCACCAACTCTGATTACGCACATCGTAGAAATAGTTCGTCGTTGCACCGCCAGCCAATGGGGTTAAAAACACATAAAATCCACGCTCGACATCGCTCCATACCATGCGTACAGAAGTAGTGTCAGCATTGTAAGCGTTAAGCCGTTCAGGTATTTGCTTCTCAGAGATGTTCACAGGCTTCTGACCCGGAACAAGTTGATAGACTCCACCACGGGAACCAAAGAAGTAGATCATACCCTCTGGACTCTTACAGAACGGTCTTCCAAACGGTGCGCCAATTGTATCGGAGATGAGGTCGAAGCGACCGCCTTCCATCGGGTCACCCGTGAGTTGCCAGATTGAATGGTCACCAAAAATCAGAAGCAAGTCATCAGAGTAGGGAACCATGCAATTCACAATATCAGGACTCTTGCCACAATCCGCATTATTACCAGCAACAGCTTGCGTAGATGTTGAAGTCGTCGGTGAGTAGTTCCAATTACGAGCATCACCAACGGCACTCATGTACCAGTTGTGAGGATCGCTACTGATACCGCTTTGAACAATACGACCACGCCATGTCTCAATCAACCGAGGCTCATTGCCTGAATCAACTGGAAGTGAACCTGAACTAGCTGTCCAATTTGCAACTGTATTAGTCGAAGCAGTGTATTGCTTAACAGATGCACCATCAGCAAAATAGATCACACCAAAGAGTTCAGCAGAGAAAATGGTGGGTACAGTAGATGAAAGCGCACCGCTACCATTAGTCGCCGTAGTAAACCCACTTGTCGTGAATTTAGCCACAGTACCATTGGTTACAGCATAGGAGACTACAGTTCTTGCACCGACCTCATCTTGGTCAGCAGGAACTGCTCTCGCCACTACTTGGCCCATATCTTGAACTTTACCATCGGCTGTACGTGCATTCACGTACTTTGCCAACCCAGCCCTCTGACCACCACGAGAACGCCCTGTGCTAGGCTCCCAAGCCCGCACATTCTGGCATTCCACCGTTGACCCCTTTGGCTGAGTTTCAAACCCAGTTGCTTCAACAAGCCCAAGATTTGGCCAAGGCATATCAAACCTTGTCCGTAATCTCGACATTAGCTCATTGCAACTCCGTTACTAGCCAAAGAACTCCAACAGATGGTGGAACCTTTACGAATGCTAATCAACGTAAGTAGATCACCTGCATCGGCAAACGTAGCTGTGGTTTCAGTTCCAAGACCTGAGTTCAGTATCTCTGATCCTTCACCTGTTAGGGTTAGGTCACCACCGTCTGTCTTCAAACAGATAGAGATGATAATACCAGGTCGTTGGGGAGAAGCAATCTTACGTGCTTCTGCTCCACCAGTAACAACCGGGCAGATACCAAAACTTCGGTCAACTGCGATTGTGCCACCACTGCCTGGGTCTAAAATTTCCAGTTCAGTTGTTTTGGCGATTTCTTGTAGGACGTTGTGTCCACTCATAGTTCTATTCCTTCTAAGAAGAGATGAGGTGTAAATCAACCACACCGGCATTGTTGCCGAGCAGTTTAATAAAAGCAGCACCTTCAAGTTCTGAAGGAAGCGGCCACGCTTTTTCTACTGCAACTGTATCCGAAACAGCACCAGAAGAGTTTTTCAATTCATAGTATGTGCCATCCTCAGTTGATGACACGTAGTAATTAATGGATGTAGTCGGGCTAGATGCGTCTGCTTGGAGAATCATTACCCCCTTGGTGAAGCCTTTGAACACAATTGCGTCAGAAGCTCCAATTGATGCTCCAACGGCGACTCCTGTAATTACGCTATTTTGCGGTGTAGTGTGCATTGTTTTTCCTATTTACGGGTTAGTGTCCGTGAAAGATGATCCGTTATACGTAACGACATCACCATTGAGATACCTATTAGTCTGCTCCGACCAACTGCTACCATCTGAACTATCACCATTATACCCCATATGTTCTGGTGTGTTCATAATAGTATCGTAAGCAATCGAAGCAGCTAAACGCTGTTGATAAGCAGCGGCATGTATCCCTGCGTTATCGTCCATCCTAGCTTCGGCTACAGCTAAACACGATTCGAGAATCGTCTCCGCATGTGCCTCACCACCAAGAGGATATGGATTTACGGCTGTCAGGTTTTGAGGCAGTGCGTGATAGCGATATGATAATGTGTACGCCTTGTCGGGAGAGGGGTACAACATTAATTGAAATCGCTGTCCATTGGACCCGCTACTGCTAATAGGCCTGACAGCCGCTAGTTTGGGATCACTTCTGAGACTAGAGTAATCCCTTTGCCGCAAAGTTCGGATGCGATGCTCGCCTGTAATCTCAATCGGGAACCAGCGGTTATCATCCACTGAATACGTCATCGTTCCCATAAGACCTCCGAAGTTTGCCGACAAGGTATAATCGGCTGTTCCTGCTACTAACACCTTGGTCGTCGTAGGTTCCATAAATGACCACTTATGACCACGAGGTGTGTTCTGTGTAGGGGGTGGATGATAAAAAGACCTCAATCCTGAAGCGATAATATCATCTAGTTGAGTTCCCTCGTCTGCTGACCAATTAGCCGATGTTCGTTCACCTAACCAGAACCACCCTACTTCTTTTCGTAGGTAGTCCCGATCCACACTTAACGTGCTCTCAGTAGATGTATCTGCTGGGGAACCTACAGTGCGAATGGTAAACTGTACGGGTACTGCACTTGAGTGGGTGAATAAGAGGCCTACGATGGCCGCTGTCATCTCCGCAGCCGTTAGGTTGACAGAATACTGCCCATTACCTTCCTCGGCTATAGAGCCTGCTATGGAAGCCTGAGTCCCACCGTCCTTAGTGATATACTTACCAATACCAGCAGCAGCACCAGTTAGCGCAGCCCCTGTGGTCTTATTCACAAGTCCAAATGTAAACCCTGTAACGGCTTCGGCTCTTATAAAACTCATGCAGATTTCTTATTGTTAATTGGTTTAGCCTGACTTGAGACTGTAGGCTTTAGTGATTTAACCTTCGATTCCTCTTGTGTGAGTACAGCGATGGCTACTTGTACCGCAAATGGTAGTGGTCCTGTCAATCTTCCATGATATAACCTATGTGCTTTCTCTAGGTTTTCCTTCTGTGCTTTCGTTAGTTTGTTCTTCGTTACTTCTTCAATTTCTTTAGTCAACCCGTCCATGTCTCTCTCCTGTGAAAACCCGTGGTCAGCCCCGGCAGATCAGACGAATCCGACCCACCGGGACCTCGCACAGGAGACTAATCCTAGTTGGCGATGGTTTCTTCTTGGTAGCAAGCAACCCAGTCCACATGGACGATGGGATCAGTTGTTCCAGAAGAATGACAAACAAGACTTGGGGTCATTCCAACAATTGGAATATCCGAAGTAATGGCTGTCTGAGCAACGCCGTTGACGAATGGAGTGATTTTAGTCAACCCATCTACAACGAATCCTAGCTTGACGTAATCATCATCCACAACAGTGTGAACAGCAGCAGTCGAGCTTCGACTACCAGCTTTTTCACTGTGGATTCCCATTGCTGTCGTGTTGATAGCCTCAAAGCCAATATGATTGGCCGTCGAGTTTGCAGCACTTGCAAGCACAGAGGTATCAACTTCAGCTAGACCTGCAAACAACTGGCAGGTCGTACTCCCAATATCAGCAATCTTCACACGAGCTTCAAAGTAAATCTTTGATGCCGCAGAAGCGATAAAGGAAGATGCGCCAGCAGCACCACCAAGTTGAACTTGCACACCTTGGTTATTGGTCGTACTGTTACAGTCAAGCAACAACACACCACCCTTGGCGGCCACATCCAACGCAGCAGTTCCTGCCGTTGCTTGAGTGAGAACCCATTTGTTCTCATCGTCAAACGTCAGAAAATCGTCGATAAAACCGAATCCTTGATCCAGTCCACCAACGGCATGTTGTGCCAATGGTGCTTGGTTCCAAAGAGTCGGGCTGAGGCCCCGACGAAGGGACGCAGCTTTAAGTTGCGGTCTAGTAAATAGATCACTCATAATACTAAATCCTTTCTAATTAGGCCACGTAAAGTACGAATAAACGACGGCGGTTTAGACAGATGAACTGACCCCAAGAATCCATATGGACTTCTCTTGTGGTATGTTGGCGTGCCGCTTTTTGCGGTGGGTGCCATAGCATGTCCTTGCCCGTCTTGTAGTGATATTGAAGCACTTTGTGATTCACACCATAAATTGGGTTTGAACTGTCATTACTGTCAAGATAAGGAACCCAGACAACTGGATTACCCTTAACGACTACACTGCCTGCATACTTCGCAAGATCAACACCAAGGTTGTCATTACGAGATTCAAGCAATTTCTCCATGTCTTCTACGACACTATAAGTGGTGTAGAAAGCCCAGTCGGAATCACCTTTACCATTGCCAAGTTCAGCGAATTGCTTCGGTGCTTGGAAATAAGTATGAGCAATAGCTTTACGCATCTTCGCAATGAGGTCATCACGAGAAACAGATGTGTAATTACCACTCCAGTTCTTCCAGTTAGGTACATCAGCGACATTGATATTAGCTGCACCACTAGAGTGTCCAGAAGGATCACCGCCAGTGAAGCCACCACCAGGAGTCGTTGTTGACTTCTGAATCCAGAAGGGAATACCTAATGGAGTACGTGGGCTTTCGCTATCACTTGCTGGAGACGACCATAAAGCCGATTCCATCAATTCAAAGTAATCGTTGAACGCCGAGTGACGACGGATGTCGATTTCTCGGATGATCGTTTCACGGTCAGATTGGAAGCTCTGCTCGTCCACGTCATAACTGAAATTAACGGTCGCTTTGGTAAATGGCACTTTAGCAGTCGTCATTAAATCTTTGACTGCTGTAGCGTCAACGCTGTATAACTCCGAGAACTTTGCAGTTCCGGTGTTAGTCGTCTGTACTTTCCAATTAAGGTGTGCTCCACCTTGGTAGGGAGTACGTGCCTTGCCGCTAAGGAACTTAGCTGCGAAGCAATGGTGTTGATTATCTAGACTCAAATCCACCCATGACTTTTTCTTGAAGTTATCAAGAGTCAAGGTAGTAAAATCGTCTAGCTGATCTGGTAACAAAGGCATGTTTATGCCCTCCTATTTAGCAGACCTACTTACTTCCATTTTCGATCATCGCACTATCATAAAAGTCTTTGAGCACATTGCTATTAACGGCATCGTTGATGTCGTCGATAGGTCGTGCATCAGATGAAGGAGAAACTCCCCCACCTAAACGACGTTTACTGTTAGAACGCAGTCGATTATTTCGGCTTTGTCGGTCTTGGTTTCCAATTTCATCAGCAAAAACTGAGTGATACGCCTGCTTAACAAGGTCATCCATTGCTGGCATTCCTCGACCTGAACTCCGGTATCCATTAGCCAAAACAGTCATCTGCTCATAAACAGATTCCATGTTCTTAGCTTCAGGTGACCCAGCTTTCAAATCCTGATAAGCACTCGAACCAAACAAGTTTTCATTCGATAAGTTAGTAATAGCAGTGTTGAACTGCTCCAATTCACCAGCAGCGTATTCTTGTGACTGTTGCTGTTGGGCATAGTTCACAAATTGTTGCTGGTCGAGAATACTCTGAGCGACTAAATTCAATTGACCATCGTAATGGGATTGCATGTTTGCAGCCATTGCGTTGATCGCAGCCTTTAAGCCGTCATCGTAATCATCACCCAGTTCTATAGAGAACTGAGGTTGTTGAGGTAGTTGTTCCTCGGTGCCACCCTGTTGCTGTTGGCCTTGATACCAATTGTTCCATTGGGAGAGTTGTGCATTCCCTTGGTCAAATTGATTGACTACATACGACAGTGACTTCTCGGTTCCAAAATCGGACGGATCAAGTCCATATTGTTGGGCACGAGATATTAGGTCAGGATTAAACGTCTGACCGTCATCAACAGTGGAATCTTCAACACTATTGTCTTCTTCTGACACTGCTTCAACTTCGGCAGTATCAGTTGATTCTTCTTCGATACTGACCCCTGGTTCCGACTCTGTGTCGTTCTCCAAGGAATCAATAACCTCCAAGTCCCCTTCAGATAAAGTCACCTCCTCATCCGGTTCTATTTCTTTTATTTCTTCAGCCATGTCTAGTCTCCATATCCCCCGTCCCTATCGACTAATCCTCGATGTTTCAGGTAACGTGCTCGTTCCCCTCGACTAGTGAATACGCATTCACCATCATTAGAGAACTCTACTCCTGTGAACCCACTCTGTTTCGCATCTTCACGAAACTCTTTAACTTGTGAGAAGTGAACTCCAGCACCTAGGCTTTTAAGGCCTGTAGCCCAGCCGTTAGAGCCACATCTCTTGTCTTTTGCTGCACCAGCCGGATACTCCTTGGCAGGTTGTTTGTGGTCATGCCAACGGTTTACACCGTCAGGGTCTTTCCATAAAAATTGATTACCCAACTGCTTGCTCCCGACCCATCTGGTTCATCTGCTGTTGATTTGGTTGTCCACCTTGCAGAACCTGTTGCATCACATTACTTCGTGATTCAGCAGTACCACCTGTGGGTACACTCCTCCGAACCGATTCCCGCACAGTATGACTTGCTTTAGCTGGCTGCTGTGGCGTAGGTCCTGGTCGGTCTTCTTTTGGTTCTTCAAACTTCACGATCTGTTTCAATCGTGGCATATCCATCAACTCTGCGTACATCTCAACGAGTTCTTGAATGTCTATCGTTCCACCGTACTGTTGCATCATGCCTTCCATTGGAAGTGCAATCTGAGTAACAAAACTTGAGATTCCCTGCATTCGTTCTGAAGGTGACTTGTACATCATCGAGAACGGTTCAATCTCAAAGTTGTAATCAATGAAGTCGCCTTCTCGGACTTCAGGAGTCCAATCAGCCCGCACCTTGATGCCAGACGTTTCAAAGTCTTGAGGTATCTCAAGTACTTGGTCATGCCACAATAATGAACCTAAATCTCTGCAAATCCTGCTAGTGAAATCGACCACACGATATTGCATGTTCGCTTCACGCTTGGTCACAGCACCGTGGATTAGTTTGTCCTGACCTAGTGTGTCCGACTGTGGCCCTAGTCCTGCCATCATTTGCAGGTTGCCAGCCATACGGTCATACGTGTCTTTCATGGAATGAGAAAAGGCTTGATTCTGTGGATCAACGCCACCCATCTTCATCACATTCACACTGTCAGGATTATCAACCCGTGTCCATTCACCATCACTAGCCTTCTCAATACGACGTGCATCGTCTTGATGACCTGCTTGGTAAAACGGTATGTCTTTTTGTCTCTGTGCCTGTCGTCGTTGTTTGCGTAGCAACCCATTGATAAGGTCATGCAATGGCTTCAAGTTCATTGCAGGGGACACAGGCATGATGTTATCAGGCACTTCACACGTAAGGCTCAGTGTATGGAATGGACCATTCTCCGGCCCTTCCCATTCGACCACACGCAATGGCTCTGTATTCTTACCAACTGGTAACGTCACCACCAACTTGTCTTTAGGAAGCCACACATCCATCAGATCAATCATGGGTTCTATGCCAGCTTCTTGCGTCTCGCTCTTGAGCATCTCACGGATCGGCACTTCACCAGAATCAGCATTCCATCCCGGATACTGACTTACAACGTCCAGTTCCTCTGCAACCTTCTTGTTGTAAGCACCATCATTGAGAACCTTCTCTCTGCTGATACGGTACTTGTTTAGTGCAAACGACGACTTGCGCCACTCAGAAGCAGTTGTGTCATAACAGAAGTCATCAAGGCTAATGTTCTCTGCGAATGGCTTGCCAGGGTCTACCCATGCGTCTTCACCCTCAAGCTCAACCAAACCAGCGTCAGCCGTATATACCTTCACGATACCCATTGAGAAGAATGAATCCATCACTGCCTTACGCAATGTATCTTCTAACCGAATCTCTTTGATTAAGTTATTAATCCCCAATTGGAACGAATGAGCAAACCATGTTACATCTGTGTGCTGGGCTGTCACTAACACACGAGGTCGGTTTGCTGCTAAGGACATCGTATACGTTTCAGCCGTCTGGTACATCAAGTTCATAATGATGTCTTGACGACCTGAATCACCTGAAGAACCATACATGGAACCCACAAAGTCCTTGACTAATTTCTTACGCACTTCCCGAAACGGTCGAAGAACTCGTGTAGAGTTTTCTATCGCTTTGAGGAGGCGAGCACGATGTAGTTGGCTACTAGGGTCCATTTACCATCCATCTTTCAGGGCTGTCTTACGTCTCTCGTGTTCCTTAAATCTCCACGCCATGCAACCATAAGGAATGTTTTCCTCATAGTCTTCCCTGTCCTCTTTACTTACTGCCGGACGATCCTTACCAGCGTGCCATGCAATCGCTGCTGCGATAACACGGTCACCATGTGCCTGTCCCTTAGCACTGTCATCCATTGTCCTAACGGATCGGGAGTGAACAACTTTACCATTACGGTAAACATACTGACGACACTCATTTAACAGCTTGCTACTGCGTACACAGTATTCACCTGACTTGATTGCCGCCGCCATCTGACTGAGTACAGCAAGTTTGTTCTTGTCTGTACTGAACCATCCAGGGTTCCGAGTCTTCTTGCGGTATGTCTTGTTCTCAATTTCTCGATAGTAGATATAGGGATATTTACGTTCGAGTATCTGTTTCGTGAAAGCACCACCTGGTGGTCCATTCATTTCCCAGATTAGATAGGCGTTATTGAACCATTTACTCGCTGCAATAGACATGTCTGCAAACGCTTCCGGTCGCACCGTGTTCGTCGCAAACTCGCCAACCTGCTGCCCAGTAACTGTATCCATAACAAACATTACGGAGTTACTCGTGTAGTCACCACCAAGACCTGCACTAATGTCACAGCCTATGACGTATTGCCCTGAATTAACAGGAATCCCTCTAGAGTCCCGATGGCACCAGATTTCAAATGGCCCATCTTCTGTTTCATTATAGTCAGGTTCTAGGGTTTCTTCATCATAAAAAAGTATACCTTTTTGGTAAGGATTAAGAATATTTTCCTTACCACACTCGTATAACTCTTTCCCAAATATCTGATACTCCGATCCACCGTAGTCCCTATCTAGTTCCTGAGCGATAGTTTGTGGTGTTGCACCAGGTCGTGAACACTCCTGATCGTAGTACGGGCTACGTACTATCCCATCGAGTACATGCTTATATGAAGCAGGAAAACGGTACTCCTCATCAAGTATCTTCAGTATTCCGTCCTTACTGGTATATAAGCCCACACCCCTGTCAGGATGGTCTTTCCAGTCCAAGATAATCTTCTTCATGTTACTCGGTGTGTGCATCACGTCGTAGTAAGCACCAGAGGCACCTTTAGGCGTGGATACAAAGAGCCTACAGTCTGTAGCGTGCTGTGTAGCCGCTAGTGCTCTATAGTCGTCACCATTGGGGAAAGCAGCGTATTCATCTATCGCTATAGCCTTCTTACGACCACCACGGAAAGCGTCTTCCGTCGTAGAGGCACCCTCAAACGTAGCACCATTATCCCGATTCTCCATCAGCATATTACTGCGGTACACGTTCTTAGGACGCATCCACTTAGGCAATCCACCCTTACCACCGTCACCATGTAGCAAGAAGTCCAGCTTCCACATCAATGTATCCTTCTTCCCTGGCTTATCCACAAGATCAGCAGTACGAGACATAATCCCAAAGCTGGAGAAGTCATCAAACATCCAGTGATGAAAGAACAAAGTAAGAAACATCCACGTAGCACCAAGGTCACGAGACTTCTCTAGCCCTATATCGTCATCCCCTAAACCCTCGTGCATCGTCAGGAACGCCTCGTCCTGAAAGCCATAGGTTATAAACGGGATCACATTGCTAGATGTGCCACGCAGTCGGTTGTTTCTAGGTTCATATAACCAGCAAAACGCATTGATAAAAAACAATATGTCATGCTTACAAGCAGTCCAAAGAGTACGTTGTCGCTCTGGGGTATCAGCCCATTTCAACAATTCCATACGATACTCAAGGTTCTCCTTAAGCGTCTTTGGCACTTGGTCATATAGACTCAAAGCATGATTCCTTCGTTATTCACATCTAGTATATTCTGCAATGACTGTAACCACTGCCACCATACATACGTCTTCCAAATAAGAGCACAGACATAAACTGTGCTAACTGTGAAGAATAGCGTCCCCATTCTGTAATACATCTTTTTCATTTGACACCTCCGAAAGTTGTCCGAGCATTTGCTCTATCTGTTCAATACTTTCTCCTGTGTCGCGCATCCCCTGCTCTTCACCCTTAGTTCCCTGCTTTAGCTTGTCACCAAGCACCTTATCGAAGAACTTAGTCTGGTTCTCCGATGCCCATATAAGCATGTTCCATGCACCAGGAGAGGGAGCCTCACCCGGTGTAACCTTCCACTGTGACTGCTCTCCTATAGCCTTATGTAAGTTATGGAACACAAAGGCAATATCCACTGGTAACTCTGACTCGTTAATGTCAAACTCACCTAGTGTATTTATCAGTTCCCCCTGTTGTATCTGTTCCTGAGCAGCAACTAACTGCTCCGGTATCCCCGCATTACCAAACCGCATGAACCGTTCGTGCATCTCTCGCTCTAACTCAATGGAGATAAACCCCATGTCGTCCATAGCCTTCTGAGCCGCCTCACGCCACGTGTAACGAGGATCAGCCTTATTCTCCTTGTATCTGCGGGTGTACTCCTCTATACGCCCCTCACGCTTGGCACGCTCTATAAACAACTCTCGTGCCGATGGTTTACGTGGTCTTGATTTCTTAGGCTTTATTGGGAACATTACACCGTCCTAAACGTCTTGTATAACGGCAATGCAGTGGAGTGGGTAATCGCTAACCCGACCTGCTCTGCATCCATCTCCGTTGCCGTTAGTGTTATTGACCATTGACCATTACCCTCGTGAGCCGCACTGTTAGTACTTGTAGATTGTGATCCACCATCCTTGATAACCTTACATGTCACACTGCCGCTGGTAATAGCCGCACCAGTAGACTTATTGATGAGCACAAAGGTGAAACCTGTAATGGCTACACCCTGCCTGTACACCTCATCGGTCACATCACCCATTAGCGTATTGACCTCCGCTATGACAGGTATCACATAATCTGCCGTTGCTAGACCACGAGTGACAATGTATTTAACTGTACCCGTACCAACAAACGCTGGACCTATTAAGTCTTTAATCGGCATTAAGCATCTCGCTTACGATAGGTTGGATTAGTTGCATCGTCCATGTCGAACCGCATTGCCTGTGTAGATTCATCTAACTTGAGGGTGGTAATCTTATCGCCGCTTATTGAATAGCTGCCAACACAACTCAGGATCATGTAAAGAAGCTCGGCTGGTGTGCAGGCAGTTTCACTTGCTCCTGCATAGGCTTCAGCAATATCCGTTGTCCACAGGGCATCCATCTCAGCCTTGGTCGGTGGGTCATAGGCGTTCAGTGCGTCAGTACATTCACTCTGTACTTCAGCATCCCAAGCAGCGTTCCAAGGTACAGCCGATAGTCCTGCACCCGCGGAGCCAATAACTGCTGTGTCCGTAAGAATATCAGACAATGCCTTACCATACGAACCACCAGTTGTGTGTCCAGACGTAGCCTCGTCCCATACAGCATCGGCAATAGCACTTGCACTGCCTCCTCCACCAGTTACCCAAGAAGCGTCACCCCTGTCCCTGAGTGCCTGTAAACTGTCAGTCGTGTTCACGAAGTCATCCCAGTCAGCAGTGGATTCCTTGCTAACCAACTTGGCCACAATGGAGTTATCCACTATGTCCGATCCAGCTACTGAAGCGGATACAAGATGGTCAAGACCATAAGTCTCAATAGCCGCATCACAAGCAGCATTTATCTGGTCAGTAGCGTCAGAACCTTCTATCTGCGTGACATTCACGCTTAATGTATCTTGTACGCCGTTTATATGATTACTTCCATCAACCGTTGGTAGACCACCATTAGCCGCAGGGTCAGCGTCTGGAAGTCTCTCAAACTGTATTGTAATCGGCAAAACCACAATATTAGATGTACTGCTTTTACCACATAACGTGCCAATATTACAGTCTGTTTCCGTGGCAGTCATTGTTATCTTGTATATGCCGGGACAGTTCGTAGCGTCTACTTCCCCAATTGCATCGTCATTATCTGGGGCAGAAGATGTACCGTCCTTAACCCACCTTAATGTCAACTCAGAATCTGTTTGACCCGTTTTACCTACATTATTGCCTGTATCCCAAGCAACAAAGGTAATTACCATTGATACGTTTCTTGTAGCCATTATGTACTCATTCCATTAATAAATAGAGTTATTGGTATTTTTGCCGCTGAACTGGTTGAATAATTCAATACTAACTTTGGCCCGTGAGCGTTCCCGCTGTGGTCGTAGGTTCTGAATGTGTAACTCCAATCAGCGGATGTTGCTGGACCTCGAAAGTAAAGATTGATGTCATTTCCTGACGACCAGCTACCACGATCAACGATCTCTTTGATAATGGTCTTTATCTCCGGTGAATCGACCCAAGCCCCTGTACTGGGACTTCCTCCTAGCGTCCAAGTTACTGTTGCAGAAGTCTTTGTCGCTGATCGAATGTCACCTTCGCTAGATGCCTGAGCCGCATCATCAACGTCGTTACCATCGATCACAATTGATTTGCTACCAGCACTGCTGTGGGCTGTAGCGTAGATTTGTATTTTTGCGTCGTCTATTGTTGCGCCCTGTGGAATAGCTACGCTGGTAAACCGCATATAGTTTGTCCAGACAAATCCGCTGGCCATCTCCATCTCATTCACCGCTTGGTAACCAAACTTCATCGTCGTCGCACTAGCACTCTCAAGGCTGTGAGTTACGCTACTGGACATATCGGTTTCGGTCGTATGCTGACGATCATCAGCACTAGCCGCTACTTGTTCGGTTACAGCGGTCATCTAACACTTCCTTCGAGTCTTGACCTTCTTACCACTCTTCTTGGCGTAACGCTTTGCAGCAGTCTTACCCTTAGCCGTATATGCGAACTTCTTCTTTCCTACTTTAGGCATGATCCGTCTCCTCTATGTGTCCATTTTCCCCATATGTACCTGGTAACTACTCTTGCAATGCTCACAGCGAACGAGTTCTGGATACAGGACCCACCACTCCTCTTCTCTGAGCACAGCCCGCTGCTTCTCGGTCAAATGCACGCTTTCAAGGTGTAAACCCCGTATCCAGCCCTCTATTCCGCATTCAGGACAGTCCCATCGCCAAGCTGCATGTAATTCTACGGTTTCGGAAG